GGCTCAAAAATATGGATATCAGTTTTGAGACTTTCCCCTTCTGTTTTTTTTTTGGTACTCTCGAGATCAAGGAGGGTCAAGGATGACTCAAGAAAATGAGGCCCGGGTCAGGGCTCAAGAAATCGTCGATAAAATCTCGAAAATTCGGGACTTCAACCAGTCGGAACTCCTTCTCCTCGATCAACTGAAAGAAGCCATCGGAGACCGTCTCGAACTGGAACAAGTTCTGAGAACCGAGGGAATGATCGCCCAGGGATCACAAGGCCAACCCGTAGCTCATCCGGCTCAAGCGATGAAGACAGCCGCGGCCGATCGGATCTCGAGATGGATCCGGCAACTCGAACTCGTCGGCATGGGAGGAGATCCTCTCGACGGAATGGATGCGGCCGACCGTGACATCCTCGGACTTTGAACCTCCCAAATCCATCGCCGGCTATGACATCCTGAGAGACTCAGAGAACTTCACCTTCGACCCAGACCGGGCCCAGAAGGTGATCTCTTTCTTCGAACGCTTTCTCAAACACCAGAAGGGACTCTCGGCCGGCGAGGCTTTTACGCTTCTCCCCTGGCAACGGGATCTCCTTTCGACGATGTTCGGCTGGGTCGACGAGAAGGGGCTCCGACGATATCGGCGGGTCTGGCTCGAGATCCCTCGGAAGAATGGGAAGTCGACGATCTCGTCCGGTCTTGGGCTCTATCTCCTGTATGGCGATGGCGAACAATCGGCCGAAGTCGTCTCCGCGGCCGGCGACCGAGATCAAGCGGCGATCGTGTTCGATGTCGCGAAGGGCATGGTCGAGGGAGATCCTCGGCTCAGTAGGCTCTCCAAGGTCTATCGACGCGAGATCAAGTTCGAACATTCGAGATCCTCTTTCAAGGTGATCTCTTCCGATGCCGGCACAAAGCACGGGATGAACCTCTCCGGACTGATCGCGGACGAGGTCCATGTCTGGCCGAACCGAGATCTCTGGGACACCCTTCACACCTCGATGGGATCAAGGGCCCAACCTCTCTCGATCGCGATCACGACGGCCGGACACTCGAGAACCTCGATCGCCTGGGAGCAGCACGACTACGCGCTCAAGGTCCGAGATGGAACCATCAAGGATCCCCGCTTCCTCCCGGTCGTCTATGCCGCGCCTGAGGGATCGGACTGGACGGACCCGGAGACCTGGAAGATCGCGAACCCATCTATCGGAGTCTCAATCTCGGAGGAATATCTCGAGCAGGAATGCCAAAGGGCCAAGGAGGTCCCCTCTTTCGTGAACACCTTCCTCCGACTTCACCTGAACGTATGGACCGAACAAGAGACCAGATGGCTCCCGATGGATCGATGGGACGAGATGAGCGAAGAGTCGATCGACTCCGAAAGTCTCGTCGGGCGAGAATGCTGGCTCGGTCTCGACCTCGGCTCAACAAGCGATACTACGGCTCTCGTCGCGGTCTTTCCCGATGACGATGGATCGATGACGGTCCTCCCGTATTTCTTCCTCCCCGAAGAGAACATTCAATCCAGGGAACGACGCGACCGGATTCCCTACCGGGCTTGGGCTCACGAAGGACACATTCAACTTACGCCGGGAGTCGTCACGGATTACACCTTCGTCGAAGCGAAGATCATGGAACTCGTCGAGAAGTATCGGGTCCGGGAAGTCACCCTCGACCGATGGAACGCGACCGACATCGCAACCAGACTCGACAAGGAAGGCGCTCCTGTGACCTTCATGGGCCAAGGCTATCGATCGATGAGCGGACCGTCGAAAAGGCTCGAGGAACTGGTCCTCTCGAAGAAGCTGAAACACGGCGGACACCCGATCCTTCGGGCTCAGGCTTCCCAAGTTCGGGTCGAAATGGACCCGGCCGGCAACATCAAGCCAACCAAGAAGACGACGGGCGCCCGCAAGAATGCCGAACGAATAGACGGAATCGTCGCTCTTGTTATGGCGATCGGTCGCGTAATGGAGTCACAAGAACCGGAAGTCGATCCGGATGAAGTGTATGGAGACCGAGGAATCCGATGCCTCTGAGAGATATCTTCCGACGAACCAAACCCGCCGAAGAAGTTCGGCATACCTTCAAGACGCCGGATAAATGGTCCTTCCTCGGGACTCCCGCGGCCTCTGGGATGGACGTCTCGGAGACCTCGGCTCTGGCTCTCACGGCGGTCTACTCATGCGTCCGGATTATCTCGGAATCGCTCGCGGCTCTCCCTCTGATTACCTATCGAGAGACTGAAGACGGCCGGCGACAAGCGACAGACCTCCCGATCTACTCCATCCTGCGGGATCAAGCCGATCCGAATCTGACGTCCTTCATGATGATCGAGACGATCGTCTCTCACGCTTGCACCTACGGGAACGGCTACGCCTACATCTCGAGGAATAACGCCGGCCAAGTGACGGCTCTCACTCCTCTCGATCCCCGATATATCGACGTCAAGATGACCGAGTCGGGCCGGGTCGCCTACGAGATCACCGGCGGAAGTTTCCAGGGGGCTCTCACTTCCGAGGAGGTCCTTCACATCCGGGCTCTCGGCCAAGTCGGTCTCGTCGGATACTCCCCGATTGGTCTGGCTCGAGAGACGATCGGTCTGGGCTTGGCGGCCGAGAAGTATGGGGCCGCGTACTTCGGGAACTCCGGCACGCCTTCCGGGATCCTTTCGGTCCCTGGGAAGATGTCGGACGAGGCTTTCCAGAACCTCCGTCGCTCATGGGAGAAGATTCACAAGGGAAGCGGGAACTCGGCTCGGGTCGCCTTGCTGGAAGCGGGGATCGACTTCAAGCCTATCAGCATCACCCCGAACGACGCTCAGTTCCTCGAGACTCGTCGTTTCCAAGTCGCCGAGATCGCTCGGATCTTCCGGGTCCCTCCGTCAATGCTGGCCGACCTCGAGAACGCCGGATCCTATGGGTCGATTGGCGAACTGAACCGGGCCTTCGTCGTTCACACGCTGACACCTTGGGCCAGACGGATCGAGTCGGAGATCAAATCCAAACTTCTCCCCTCGTCCGGCGACGTCTACGCCGAGTTCTCCTTCGATCACCTCCTCCGCGGCGATCTCGAGACAAGATTCAAGGCTTACCAGACCGGCCGACAAGCTGGCTTCCTCTCGGCGAACGACATCCGGGCGATCGAGAACTTGGATCCTCTGGGCGAGATCGGCGACAAGTATCTCACTCCGCTCAACATGGAAGCACTCACTCCGGACGAAGATCCCGACATGCCCGAGGAGATGCGATCCCTCGAGATCCGAGCAGTCGAGGACGATCGCTCGAGAGTACGGGAACAAACCTCGCCGGCGATGCTGGACACCCTCGAGAGACTGGCTCGGCTCGAATCTCGAGCAGCATCTCGCGAACATGCGAAGCGGGACGATACGACCTTCTTCGACTGGGCCGAGGACTTCTTCCTGGGCGACTACCAGCGACAAGCCTTCTCTCTGATCCTTCCGACTCTCGAGACTCTCGCTCGAGGTCTCTCCTTCACGGTCCAAGACGAACTCGGCGCCGAAGAGCGGATCCAACTCCCAGAGGGAACCCTCGAGGACTTGGCTCGACGATTCGCGACCCGTAGGTCTCAGAGATCTCTCGCGGCTCTTCGCGGCTCTGGGAATCTTGCCAACACGATCGCCGGCTGGAAGACCAGACATACCGCGGACATCTTGGACGACGAACTCCGTCGGGCCGAAGGTGCGATCGTCCTGGAACTCTTCCGGGCGGCTGGGGTCGAGGAGATCCGATGGCGATCCCCAGAAGACTCTCGAAACAGTCTGACGGACAAGGTCGTCGGGCTCGGCGAGTCCTTCATCCTCCAAGGCGACAACGTGACCGAGACCGATGGAAGCGACTATCCCGTCCGGACTGACATCCGGCACAATCCCTACCGAAGCGGCGACAAGTCATGGATCGAGGCGGTCCGCTAATGGCGACCGACTTCCCAAAAAGCGGGGACGATCTCGAGGTCTCTTTGGATAACTCGAACTTCGACGTATTCCCTCACCAATACGCTCGAGATCTGAAAGAGGACTTCCCTGAGATCTGGGACGCCGGCGGGAACATCCGAGGGAATGAGGCTTTCGAACTTTGGAAGCGGGCCAACCGCGGAGTCGAGTCCGAGTCCGTCTTGGATTGGATCCGAGAACGGGAAGCATGGTCGGCTCGACACTTCGAAGACGGGGCTCAGTTCCAAGACGAAGACCTGTCCCCAAACCTCTCGAACATTGCCGGCATCGTCGCCCAGGTCAAATGGGGGACCGTCGGCATCTTGGGCGCCGATCGGATGATCGAGATCCTCGATGAGATGAAGTTCAAACTCGAGGAGCGTCAACTCACGCCGGCGGTCGAGAAGGGTCTCGAGAACAAGCTCGAGGAACATCTCGAGGAGGTCGGAGACGATCCTCGGAAGCAGACAAACATGGAGGTCCTGGAGCAGGTCTTCGACCGCGGAATCGGCGCCTACAAGACGAACCCGGAATCGGTCCGGCCTGGGGTCACTTCTCCCGAACAATGGGCCTATGCCCGCGTGAACTCTTTCCTCTATGCCCTGCGGAATCTTCGCTTCCGATCGGGCAAACACGACACCGACCTCCTCCCCGAGGAGCATCCTCTCAGCACGAAAGGCGAAGACATGGACGAACAACGCGCAATGGTCGGAACCGACCAGTACACAACCGAGCAAGAAGCACTGGATCGGGCCGAGGCTCTTGGCTGCGACGGCTCGCACGAAATGACTGTCGAAGGCGAAACGATCTATATGCCATGCTCGACACATGGCGAATACGAGAGAGTGACCTCCGAGACGACCGAGGAGATCGCCTACAACCGGAACGCAAATCCCAAGGCGCTCGAGGTCCGGACTTCTCGGGCGATCGTCGTCGACGACAAATCTGAACTCCCGACGATTGTTGGCTATGCCTCGGTCTTCGACTCCGAGTCTCGGGATCTGGGCCAGTTCAAGGAAATCATCAAGCCGGGCGCCTTCGATCGGGCTCTCGTCGAGGAGCATGATGTCCGAGCCCTGGTTGATCATGATCCCAAGATGATCCTGGGCCGGTCCAAGTCTGGCACGCTCCGGATGCTGGTCGACGAAGTCGGTCTCCGAGTCGAGATCGATCCTCCCGATACCAGCGTCGGCCGGGACACCATCGAGAGCATCCGTCGCGGAGATCTGGACTCGATGTCCTTCGGCTTCGTCGTCCGGAACGATCACTGGAGAGAAGAAGACGGCCAAGCGATCCGAGAGATCAATGACCTCGACCTTTTCGACGTTTCTGTCGTCTCTTTCCCGGCTTACGAGGACACCTCGGTCGCAGTACGGCGGTTCAACCGGGAACACTGTCGCCGAGATCGGAAGATCTCCGTCGAGATCGCCAGGCTTCGTGTCCTCATGAACGAGGGATAACCGAACAGAACTCCGACCCTCCGGGCTTGGGCTGGGCTCTTGCTCGGTCCAGGTCTTCTAGGTCTGGCAACCGCCAGCGGGATCCGTCGATCGTCCGGCCTAAACATCTCAGACCAAACCGATCCGTCGATCGTCGCGGGCTGTTTCT